GGTTTGCTGATATAAATATGCTAAAGTTGAATACATACAAAGAGAGCCCTTTACACTATTTATGGATACCGAACTATTCGAAAAGATCACAGACAAGTACCCGTTCCTAAGTATAGTTCGGTACGCAGAAAACGAACACGTTGGAATTATACTAAATCAAGATGCTAGTGTTACTACCATGTATGATTTTGGAAGTATCTACGAAGAAGAATTAAAACGTATCTTTTTGGAGTTAGGTGAAATTTGGTGGTGGGAAAGTAACCACACAATCCCTATTAACATTTTCTTAAAAAGCGATTGGGAAATTTTTAAACCCTATCTAAAAACTTTTAACAACAAAAATCTAGAAGTTGTTTCTGGACAAGTTACAAGTCTAAGTGATCTAACTAAGAATCGCAAAAAGCGTAAATCAATTACGCTTGTTCGTCGAGTTGATTAACTTTATTAATAATTCTGAAAGTTTTTTGTGTCCAGATTGATTTAAATGATTGTATAATCCATCATAATAATAATTCTGGGCATTTAACAAATGCGACATTGGTTCTAATTTGACACTAGGATCATTACTAACTAACTTGTAAAAATCACTTTCGTGTACTTGACTATGATCGATAATGTTAGGATGAATATATATCAAATACGGTATGTTTTTAGATTTAAGCACGTAAGTTAACATTAGTATATCTATCATTAACTCATCAAACAATACTGCCGAGGAGTTATTTTTTAAAATCATTTCGATATATTGATTTTCAATATCGGTATTGTTTGGATCAAATGCTTTAATACTCTGTAATATTTCTTTATTTTCGCTAACAAAAAGATCTCCAAATTGCCAATGATTTTTTTCAGCAGATTTTTGGAATCGTTCAAGAAAAGTTAATTGTACTATTACAAATGTTCTAGAATCGTAATTTAACACATCCCTTAACGTGGATCGTATGATTCTTCTATTACATGAGCCAGGAAGACCATGATTAATGACGGGGATTGTATAATGATCTGAGAGATAATCACTGTATAACTTGTGTCCTAATTCATACGACACATGTATATCTCTAGTAAAAGAACAGCCGTTAATATAAATCTGATTCATTTATAATGTTCATATGTAATGCTACAAGGTGTGCGTATGCAACACCATGCGCTTTTTTGAATGTGTAGCCTTCGTCTGTTTTATCCCAAATAGTTTCTGCAACTTCCTTCCAGGGTTTACCAATAAGGTGTTTCTTACCTGGTCTAATCATGGCCAAGAACATTGCTAGTCTGGGAATGCTGTCTACATCTAGTTCTTTTAGTGTGCTTGCATAGTTGTTAATATGAATAATTTTTTCAACAAATTGTGCTTCGTGCAATCTGTGCCACGGCGGTTCCGTTAACATTAACTTGTTATAATGTTCTTGGCTGTGTATATGTTCATATACATGAACATTAAGAAAGTCAATCTTAAAATAACCTAACTCTTCAGCGGTTTTATAATCAATACTTGCGCAACGGTTAACAGGATCAACCGGAATAGGTGTTACATACACCCCCGAATTGTGCTTGCGATCTTGTTGTCGAGCCGACACATGTTTGATAAGTTTGAGAATATTTTCTCTATTGTCAAAGTCAATATCAATGTCTGCACTCATAACTGTCCTGTTTGCTTTAACTTAGGTATTAATATTTGATTTGCAAATGATTCGTGTGCATCCGGCCCATAATGCCCAATATCACGAGGTTCAGTTGGGGACAATGGACTAAAATTATTGTCAGCAGCCCAATTAGTAAACCCAAAATCTTCTAAATTAATTACCCTTCCATCATTGTACACTTCTCGAGCAAAAAAATCAAGTAAATATTCTTCGTCAAGTTTCTGCGCCTTGGGACCTTGAAATATTAAAAATTTAACACCATTGGCGTCAAGAAAATATTTAAATGTTACTAAATCCATTAGCAAATTAATTCTTTCATCATAGGAACTATAATAAAATGCTCTTGCTTCCTGAAGCTTTGCATAAAACCCGCGATCTTGCTTATTTTCTTTTTTGGTTCGAAAAATATTTTTACCTGTTAATAATCTTTCTTTCCAATCAAGCATGCCCGAAAACTGAGTTGTGTGGAAATTTGATTCTTCGGGTAGAAGTGAACTATGTTTTTCTTTGTCCCTCCATAATTCATTACGTACTTCGAATGTTAGTTGTATTAAGGCAACGATTGGTTGTGTTGGATTAAGCTGTCTTTGGTGCAAAATATCATGTATACTTGTTCTAATTATACGTCTATTATTTGAACCGGCGATTGCTTTATTTAAAACATATCCTTGTAATTTATTGTTCAAATAATGCGGGTATGTTTTTTTCATCATGATTGGCGGAGAGTAATTATCATCACTATAACTACACCCATTACAGTAAATTAACGGGAAATCTAAATCCATTTTACCACCCTGCCTGTCGTAACATTTCTTTTACATACTCTTGATCAGCAATATACTTGCTAAAAATACGTTCCCATGTTTCCGGATAAATGTAATCCCAGATAATTTTTTGCTGTTCTTCGTTGAGTTTGCTAAGAAATTCCATTCCGCTTTCTGAATTATACACCACCCAGGGACTTAGAGTACCTTTTGTAATTAATTGACACACACGATTTGCATTGTTAAATCGTATAACATCTTGAGGGTTAGCGTTGTTCTCTTCGCCCCATTCAATAGAATATTCCATTGCACGAACTAGCGCACGATCTGCTGGCTCTGTAACTAATGTATGCATTAGATACTCTTGATATACACTATCTCGAGCCCAATGATCCAGTTTCTTATTGTTTTTAATCACGTATTCAATAAACAACGGAACACTAATTGCTTTAATACTCACGCAATAACGACCAAACTTAACAAATGCACGATAATAAGGACTTGAAGCAAAATCATCAAATGTTTTTAATTTTGCTGATCCTTGTGTATACTCGAAGAACTTTATGTATGCTTGGTAACCAATTTGCACGCCGCGTTCGTCTTTTTCTTGATAGCGTTTCTTTTGTTCGCAGACGTGTACTGCGAGACTGCTTTCGCGTTTAAACTCTCGCTCACAATACTTACAAGTATATGATTCAGTTTGTTCCGTGCTGCTTAATGTATTCATCAACTTCGCGTTTAGTAACAAGTTTAGATAAAACTTCTATGTCTGATATTTTAACTGCAGGAAATAATTCTGCCAACCTCTTTGTTTGGTCATCTGCTTTTTTATCTTTTTTCTGCATTTCAAGCCAGATATGTCTTTGCTTACCAACCCCGGGTGCTGCTGCACAAAGTTCTAGCCATTGTAATTTAGGATGCTTGGTAATGTCATACCAATGCTTATTACAATAGTGATTTGTTGCTGCTAGATAATAGTGTTGAATTTCTCTAGAACCTTCAACGCTTGCTCCCCATTTCAACGCAAGAAAGGCACTGAAGCCTCGACGTTCGTCTTCGCTTAGGTTATCATAGAAATCATAATCCTTGCGATCCATTGCCGCAAGCATTTTAAATATATCTAGTTTAGCCGCCACTATCAACGTTCCTGTCTGGTCCTTTGAGTGTGTCCCACATGCGATGTTTTTCTACTTCACGTTCGTATTCGGTAACAGTGGGCAATTTTTTTAGCATTCGCTCAACCTTGCGCAGGTGCTTTTCAAAAAGCTCTGCAAGTTCTGGGTGCTTGGCTTCCATGTCATAATCACGTTCTGGAATATTTAACGCACGCTCAATTATTTTAATTCTTTCTTCTAGATCCCATGTGCCTTTGTCGCCGTGAATAGATATTTTTCCATAGTTACTAGTTCCATTGGTTATACTTGAATTGTCCCACCAATTGCCGGAAGTAGTGTCTGTAGTTGATATTGTATATGTCCCAGAACCAGCGGTTGAAGTCCCCCAACTAACAGACGTATCATAATCGTCGTAATTGTAAGGCACGCTAACTGTTAGTGTATCACCGGTATCTGGATCTGTCAAGTCAATGTATGTTACGTCATCGTCGCTCATATCATCCCCACGCTTTATTATAATCTACCACTTCGCAGTTGCGTGAAACGTCTTTGATAAAATAAACGCACTCAGGATTTTCGCCATCTGATAGTGGCACTGCTAAGAATTGTCCGTTCTTTAATTTAGGTGCATACCAAGATACTTCATTGTATATATCTACGATTTCTATAGGCAAAAATGTTGGTGCATAACTTTTAAGGCTGTTGTATTGATATACCTTGAAGTCTCGATCATTTAAACTTGTAAGAGGAAGAGATTCTAAATCGCCTAAATCATCTTCGCCAATTAATACTTGCCAATCCAGGGGCATTTTAATTTGTTTATCGCCAATGCGTAATACAAGTGCAGGACTGGTAAATGATTCTAGAAAGATAAGTGGAATATAAAAGTAATCAGGATTGTTAGGATCGCTATTATCTAAAATAGCAAATCGCATATCGTCAATTTCTTCCGGAAGCGTATCTAAGTTGTATGCTGTATTGTCTAGTGTATGAATTCTCATAATGGTATTATAGTATAGTTTATATTTTATCGCAACCTAATATTACACCATTGTCTTCTTTTTCTAAAATAGTGTAACCAATCGCTAACAAGTAAGGCACCACTGCACCACCTTTGCCAATGAATACTCCATTATATTCATACGTGTCGTCTACACATACTACTGCACGATCGCTCATGTATGGCATAAGATATAGCATCTGATGTAGATGTTGTACTTGGCAATCAAGGTTATTCATTTCGATCCCTTTTAATGCATACCAAGTACGTTGCTGTGCTATCATTGAACTGTCTTCGTTTACGTCCCAGTCCCAATCATAATTGTCAAGATACAATACCTTAATAGAGCTATGTGTGCACCAGTCATTTACACGTTTTGCAAAATGTGTGCCATCTTCGTTATAAAATGTATAATAATCGTGCAACTCTCTAGGAATATGCCTGCGTAACCTACTCTCGCATTCTGGATCTAAGTCGCAGGTGTAAAGTTTAGTATTGTTATTTTTTGCCATTTGTGCAAAGTATGCACTAGATCCTTCCCAACGATCGCTGCCAATTTCAACAATAAGCTCATTAGAAGTAAAAGAATCAATGTAACGGTCTACGTTTTGATATAACTTACCCATTACTTCCACTCATACTTTTCTTGTGTATAAGGGTAGTTTGCTTCTTTATAAAACGCTTTACGTTTAGTTAAATGTCGTTTTGCAAACTTACAGGTTGAAGTAATGTCCCAAATTTGCACGTGATCTTTGTCTTGTGCTTTGCGGATACCGCGTCCAATACTTTGAATTACGCGAACAAAGCTCTTACCGGGTTCAACAAGAACCAAGTTAAAAATCCTAGGAATGTTAATTCCAACAGCAGCAACCCCGTATGTAGCCACAATAATTTTTTTGTCTGATTCTGCAATTTCATCATAATGTTCCTGTCTATCCTTTGCTTTGGTTGCGCCACTTACAAACACAGCACGATCGCCAAGGCGTTCTACTAAGTCTGTGCCAGCACTTACACGATCTACTAGCACAAGTGTGTTGCCAGATTCGTTAATACCCTCTACCATTTGGCTGATAATATTTAATCTATCTTGGTCACTTAACAGGTACTTTAATTCTGCTTGGTAATTAGAGTGCTCTGCATGATCCTGTAACTGTACAATATTAACATGGCAGTTAGCAAGCACGCCTTTGTCTTGCAATTCAGCAGCAGCAATTCTATGAATAACCGGACCAATACTTACATGAAGTGCTTGGAATTCAAATTCCTCTTTGGGAATAGTTCCTGTTAGTCCCCATCGCAACGGAATAGTTGCCATTGGTCCTGTAAGTAATGTCTTTAATGCATCTGCTTTTGCTTGATGTACTTCGTCAACAATAACACAAACAACATCTTCCAAAAACTCGCCAATACTGATAGGTGCTTGCTGGTTACGTGTTGCTTTTAGTAAAGAGTTTAGACTCTGCCACGTACAAATAGTGTGTGTTTTGCCAAACTCTTTTCTATCACCGTAGAACACACCAACATCTAGTTGCATGTTAATGTAATCCTTTTCGGTTTGCGTTACCAAACTTTTGTTAGGTACAATAACAATCGATCGTCCATACTGTTCAACACGCTGACTAAGAGCTGCTGTCATCAGTGTCTTACCGGCACCTGTAGCAATCTCCTGCAAGCTCTGTGGATTCTCCAGAAAGTTATTA